ATAGGTCTACGCGGCAGATATGGGACCATCAGAATCGATATGCGCTAAATTGATTGATCGCTATTGGGCAGGCGATCAAGTTAACTTGTGCCACATTCCCAAGACTATGGAATAGCATGTTAGCCAGAATCGACTTTGCCCCCTGGCCATCTTCCGGGCCAGCCAGGAGAGACAGCTGCAAGTTATACGCACTCTTGCCTTCTTCCTGCTCACACTTGTCGTCTTGCTTCCGCTTCGTCGGCTTCGAACGCTGCCTGATCAAACGGGCGGCCCATAACAAAGCTTCCTTGAGCCCTTCCCCACGGTGAGTTAAGTAACGCACCCACTGCACCGCCTGGATTCTCAAAATCGTTGCTGTTAAATGCAGCAACTGGCGGCACTTTGAAATATCGGCGTGGCTTGAACCGCTCACCATACCAGACCGCCATCGCCAGCGCCAGCAGAAGATCATCATGATCAGCCTCACGCCAGGCTGAATAGCTATCATGAGCTGTCGCCTGGTCGATTTTAGCTTTGAAATTCAGCATCTCTCCGGAAAGAATCTTCGCAAGCCTCAGCTTCCAGGAAACCCGAAGCCTGCTATTCTGCAGAAGCACCTGTAGCATGCCCACAAGATCTCTCTTTGGAACCCTCCAGGTCGAGCCATCATGACCAACCTTGTCACCGCCATGAATCATGATCCCGATGGGCCTTAGCTTGGCTTTTCGAAATGAGTCCACCACCGGCCGACCCACGCCCGTTTGATCGACGATCAAGATTGCCTCGTTAACGAGCGCTGGCGATCGCATAATTTCCTGCGTTTTTTCAATGATACCCGGGTAAGGCATGCCTCTTGTTCGTTCTAATTTTACCACATCGTAGACGCTTTCATTCTTTTCATAATGCTTTTCAAGAACGACCAGAGCTGTATAATCATTCGCCTGGCCGAGATCCAGACCCACAAAAAATTTTACCATTCCCCACCTCCAATATCGAGCGGCTCAACCTCAGCCGAGAGTGCGCCCATAACCTGATCATAGCTAAATACGCTATCTTCCGCTTCTATGAACACGCAGTGATATTCCTGCTCAAACCAGGGATTGATGCGCCTCTCCTCTGCCAGAAACTCAGCCGATATGCGCGGGCACATCTCAGCGGGAACTTCGTATCTTTCCCACATATCCCGCTGCTCATCCCAAATATGCCAAAAATGGCCTCTCTTGCCGAAGGGGGTGGACATGAGGATATGCCGCCCGTTGCTTACAGAGAGCATGGGGCGAACTGAATTATACAGAGGATCAAGTACCCGGCTAGCTTCGTCTTCCAGCAGGAGCGACACGGCTGAGAAGCTTCGGGCGGTCTTCTCTGAGCCTGGCCGAGCTATGAAGCGGTTGCCATTACGGAATTTCACGGCAAGCTTGGTGTCAGTATCCAAGTAATCCGAAGAGAGTTCTACCGCACCTCGGAACTCATCAAACTTCATCATGAGTTCGCCGCTCTGGTCCTGCGAAGGTGCTATCACAAGGCCAAAAGAAGGTTTGCGATAGACCGACTCATGTAGCCCTAACGCTGCACAGACTGTACTTTTGCCACTCTGCCGGCTGCAGTTCAGGATAATCTTTCTTGAGCGGCTTCGGAGGACCTTCTCCTGCCATGGATCGGGGTGGAACCCGAGGACTTCCCTAGCCCATAGCACCGGATCCATCGAATATGTGAGATCATCGCCCATGGATGGCAAGGACTACCGCCTCCTTTGCCTGTGGGTGATCATCTAACGCAGTCAAGATCAGGGTCCTAAGCTCAATCCACTCAGGATTGTTGTTGATGGTGATCTGTGGCTGAGCGGCTAGCTTGCCTTCCAGCTCTGCCCAAAGACGAATCTGCTCCCTCAGTTCCTTCAGGAAAGTACCTGCTGCCCGGAGGTCTTCGGCCTCTTCTGCTTGATCCAAGAGCGATGCAGCTTTGGCGCGTACCTCCTTGAGCTGATCGAAGAAGCTGGCGGCGTTTTCTAGCCTGGCGGCCATGCCTTGCTTGATTTCGGTCTTGGCTTCTTCAAGCTCCTTCTGACGGGCTTGTTCTAGCGCCTCATCTCGGGCCTGCTCCATCGCCGCTTTGACACCAGCCAGGTCCACAGTCAGATGTTTGGCTTTATGCCGCTTCAGGGCATCTACACTAAATCCGAATTCGTGCGATATCGTGTGATACGTCTCATGCGATATCTCCATTTCCAGCAAGCGCCGGTCTAATTCGTTCCGCACTTTAGAACCGCATGGGCCGCAAGACCTAGGCATGAATCGCATCCTCCAGTAACTTCAAGTTAGCATCTATCGCTGAGATCTCATCCGCGTCCTTGGCGATCTCCTGCAGCAAAAATTGCCGCCGGTCCTGCAGAGCCTCAGCTTCAGGGCTTGTTGCTGGGGTCATCGGGGTCGCAGCCGTCGTATGCTCGCGGGTCAAATTGCGCCCTCTTCTGCTGGCGAAGGAGTTGCTTCTCCTTGCGGCGCTCTATTCGGGCCAGCTTACGCAGTTCTTGTTCCATCTTAGCCGAAATTTGAACCGACATAGTTGGACCCTCACCATTGGCCTTTCGCAATGCGAAGAGCACCAGAGGTTGCGTATTTCCTCAAATCGGCAACAGTGATGATATGATCATCCGGCAAATCATCGAGCGAGTTGCCGGACATCTTCGACGGTAAGGCAGCCAGCACGGAATTTGTGAGGTCAGTCCACACATTTGTCAAGGATTTTCGGGCTTCTGCAACTCGTTCTTCTTTTGCGGGGATAGCTACCAAAGCATCGCATGCAGCCAAAAGGGCAGTCTCCCAAAGCTGGCAGCTGTTCTTTATTGCAGCATACCACAAAGTCTTGTCGATTTTGCGGGATTCTAGGTAATATGAGAGCCAACCTGCCGGTTCTCGGAGAATGAACTTTGTTAGTGCATCGGCGGTTCGCAGTTCTTGTTCGATCCTGGCCAGAATTTTGTTGGTTGGTAGCGAGTCAAACAGCATTTCAAGGCTATGGCATCGAAGAGAGAGCGCCTCGGCAGTTATATTTTCAGATTTCAGCTCCAAGCTTGCTGTGGCAAAGGCTTGCTGTGCACGGTTTTTTGCTTGACGAATCTGACCGTCAGCAGCCGCCATGAATCTATCTGCTTGATCTTTGCCGCTATTAATTAGCTGCATGCACTCTTTGAAAACGCTTTCTGTGTCCAATTGCCCGACCAAATCCGAGGGATGCCGCTTCAGAAGAGGTAGCCGTTGCCTGATTTCCTCTTGCGTTTTGAGGTAGGTCTGCTCTGCACTACTTATATACAAATCCAGAGATGGATCTCCCGTACTGCCTAGGACGGGAGTTTGGTTCATTACTTCATGTATTTCTTCAAATATTGGCATTTGTTACCTCATTATGTATAATTTTGCTGCAACAATTTACCTGGGCCGGAGCGGGATGGAGAAGCTCTCCGGCCCAGATTTTGGGATATTCTTATTTCTATTCTCACCACTTTTAAACAATTGCAGAGCGCCGCAAAAGTGTTTACTGATCGCGTTTCCTCCAAACGCACCTGCCGCCAAAAGTTGGCTCCAGCTTGAAACCCATTCTACGAAGCACCGCCCTAACATCATCCGCCGACATGTCGAAACGCTGGCCGAGTCGCACAACCTCCCTCCCGTTCATGATTCCGCCGAGCCACCGGTTTTTGGATAAGATCGCTTCCTCGATGCTGCGCGACTTCTTCATGCCTTGGCCTCCACCAGCTGACCGTCGATAATGAGTTTTAGAAGTGCTGATTTGACCATGAGTTCGCATACTCCAAGACGAGCGAGACTCCTCGCAAGCGGCCTGAAGCTCTGGGGATGAAGAGCACAGCTCTCCATGATCCACTCTTGTACCAAAGGCAATTGTTGCAAGCAATAGCCGCAAACCCGGTCTTGGCTCCATCGGCCACAGCCAGGGCACGACCGAAGAGAATTGCTAGATTGCAACAGGCCGGCCGGGAGAAGCTTCATGCCGCCTCCCCTTTTGCTTTTGGAGGATACCCACAGCCGGGCCTGGGACAATAGAACTTATCGTCTTTCTGCAGGAAACTGTGGCCCGTCAGATCCGCACCGCATACAACGCATTTTGGGTGTGATGATTCTTTTTCGGCATCTATCGGCTTGGTGTGATAGTCGTGATGATTTGTGCGAGTATCCGTGATGATGCCTTTTTGCGTCTCTTGTTGTCGGTTTTGGGGTTGGTGTGATGATTTTCCTGGATTTGAGAGAGAGAAAGAAATAGAGAGATTTTCAGAATTTTCCTTTCCAGAAAGCTCTCTCACTTTTTCATCACGATCATAACACTCTACTCTCTCTCTCTCAACTTCTCTCTTACCGTTGCTGATTTCATCACGGTTGCGAATCATCACACCTTTCATCACGCCATCATCACGATCATCACGGTCTTCGCCATTGCCGTTTTCATACCTGTAGCCTATGCCGCCTCCGGGCCGCTGGTAGGCCACATAGTGGGCCATCAGCCAGGCCTCAATCTCAGGAAGAGGCAGCTTCAGGGCATGAGAGAGCTTTTTAGCGTCCACCCATCCAGCCATTCCATACTCAGAGATTGCTGCTGCTCTGATCTGCCCAGGGATGTCCACCTTTGCAGGCTCCTCTTCGATGGGTTTCGTGCTCTCCGGACGAGCGGGAAAGGACGAATCGCCCTCACCACCGTTGGCCCCAGTGTGCTTCTCAGCAACCTCCCGGAAATGCTCTTCTTTTTTGAGCTGCTCCTCTTCGGCCCGCCGGAGATCGGCCTCGATGATGCTGGGCTCTTTTCTAACTACAGGATCGCCCTCCAAACTACAGGGTAACGACGGCAAAACTACAGGAGATTTTTCCGGAATCGCGATCTCCCGCTCGGAAACTACAGTAACTACAGAAACTACACCATTTTTGAGATAACCTTCATAGGAGATGTCCTGAGGATTTTGGCAACTTTGGATATAGTCAAACATCCTTCCAATTTCCTCTATAACCTCTT